GTTTTCTGGGTTTCGACCACGTCCTGGATGGCCGCGGTGATATCGGGGTTTTTCCCTACCGTGAAATTGACAGGGTCGCGCAGGCGCAGCGTGTCGCCGATCTTGGCGCCGCTGATTGCAAACTTGTCGTCCCAGGTGTGCTCGATGGCCCCGGAAAACCCGAGGTTGTTTTTGAACCGCAGCAGAAGCTCGTTGGTGATCATCTGCGGCGTCAGGAGAACGTTCGGCATTTATCGCCCCTTAATTTGCGCCTCCCTCGCCTTCGCCCACCGTGGGAAATCCTTCTGCACTTCGGGATCGCTCGGATCGTCAGATATGACTTTTCCGGCTCTTCCACTCGGCGGCGGCGGCTTGGGTGCGCCCGTTATCTTGGGTTTCCCGTTTTCAGGGGCAGGGGGTTTGTCGAACGTCGCAGACAGTTTGCCGATCGCCATTACCGCACTCGCCGGCGTGAGGCCGGCGATGCGCTCGAGTTCCTTCGGGTGTTTCGCCAGGTAGTAGAGCAGTTCGGCGCCGTGCTCGTCCTCGAGCATGGCCTGACGGGCGGCGCCCACTCCCGGCCCTGCCGGGATTACCACCGTATCCATCAGGTCGTCGTAGTCGTCGTGCGCCTTTCGTGCGGCCGTTTCCTTCCTGGCCCACGCTTCCTGCTCACTTCGGATTGCAGTCTCTTTGGCCGTCTGCGCTTCCGCCTCTTTGCGGGCGCGCTCGCGCTCATCGAATTTCCAATCCGTCAGGGCTTCCTGGTACGCTTCCAGTGTTTGAAAGTCTTCGAGTTTCGGCTTGCCGGCAGATGCTGGTTTCGCGGGCTCCGAGGGCTTATCCTGCGGCTTCGCCTGGCCGGCGATCAACCGCTTCAACTCCTCGTTCTCGCGCGTCAGCTTGTCGATACGGCGCTGGCGGGATCCGCCGCGGCTTTTGCCGGCGGGCGCATCAGCGTCTTCCTGCGGTTCGTCTTCCTCTGCGTCCTGAGTACCGCCGGTTTCCGATTCCGGTTCAGTTTTGGCCGGCGCCGCCTCTGGCGCGGCCGCGGATGGGTCCTGTACCTTCGGCTCGGGCAATTCACCGGTTTCGCGCCACTTGGCATACTCCCGAAAGTCAGTCGGGGCCTCGCTCGGTGTCGCGTCAACCGTCCCTTGCTCGAGGGAAGGGGTTGTTTCGTCGGTCATAAGATCAAAACTGCGGAGGTGCGGCCGGCGCGGCGGCAGTGCCGCCCATAGCGCCCGGGGGCGGCATTCCGGCGCCCGCCATCATTTCGCCGGGCGCGGGCTGCTCCGCGGCCTCTGCCGCGGCGCCGGACGCCATGCCGGCGATCTGGCGCTGGAGGTCGATGATCTGCGCCTTGAGCAGCGCGAGATTCTCCGTGGACGTCAATTGAGCCTCGGCCTTGACCAGGTCAACCTGCGCCTTGAGCGCCGCCTGGCGATCAGACGACTCGATTTTCATCTGCTCGATCCGCATGCTGTATTCGGCCTCGATCGTTTTGGTGCGGACGTCGTCGCTCAACTTGTTGAGCATCTGGGTCATCTGCTCAATCTGCTGCGCCTGCTGCTGGTTCTGCTGCGCGAGCATCTCGGCCGGTTTCTGCGACTGGTCTTCGGTCAGGGCCGGCGGCATGGACTTGCGGAGCCGGTCCGCGATCTTCTCGCTGCCCGCGAAATTCAAGTTGTCGAAGACCACATCCCCCGCAACCTGCATCAGTTGCGGGAAGTTACGCGACAACTCCACCAGTTGGCTCGCCGTCTCCTGCTGCTGGGTCTTGAAGCTGGGGCCGATCTTCAGGCGCACGTCATACTTGCCGTTGGTGAGGTCGTAGCAGCGGTCGATGCCCTGGTCGTCTTTGAATTGCTGGTTGACCTTGACGACCTCCTCCGCCATGTCCTCGCCGAGGATGCGTACCTCGCGCGGCGTGTCGTATATCTTGGGGATCAGGTCGCACAGGATGACGCCGCACTGCAGGATGGCGCGGTTCAGATTGTCCACGAAGTGGAAATTCGAAAGCTCCATCTGGCCCTGGCGCCGCTGGATGGCAATGCCGGACGTCTCATTCGACTGGGCGCCGAGTGACGCATCGTAGACGTTGGTGGTGGCCTTGATGTCGTCAGAGGCCTGCCCCGCGCCGATCGATAGAGCCTGGATGGGCGGTTCGAAGATGTTTCGTTGCGGCGGCGGCGCCGGGTTGCCCGCGATATCAAGAGGCTCGTACTCGAGGTAGGCCCACGGCACGCTATTTGCGCTATGCCAGCGGGGATCTTTGAAGATCCCCTTTACGCCGACCCACGGGGCTTTGGTGCCCAGCATGACCGTCTCGGCTTCGCTCGAGCGGTAGAAGTTGTAGAGCTTCTGGGGGTCGCGCGCGAACCGGATCAGCGAGAACAGATACCGCTTGTTCTCGATGTACATCTCCTCGCCCAGCGTGGCCAGGATGGGGATCCACTGGCCTTTCCAGTCCGTCTCGTCCAGCACCTCGACGCCGTTTATGCGGCACATTTTCACATGCCGGATCTGGTCTTCGCGCTCTATGCGGCCACCGTTCTCGTCGGTCGCATATTGCATGCCGGGCGGCAGTTCGGCCGGCATGTCCTCGAGATACTCATTAGTGACGGCGCCGTCAGGCCATTGGATGCCGACCAGGGTTTTGATCTCGATTTCGACGTACCAGTACCGGGCTATCAGGACGCCGTCTTGCGTGATCCAGGCCGGCGCCGGATTCTGGCCGCCGTCAAAGAAGTTCATCTTCGCGACTTCGGTGTCTCCGAATTCGTCCTTGTATTCCTGCCTCGGGAACCACTCGAGCTCGAATGCCCATTTGGCGTCACTCTTGTCGGCCTCTTTCGCGTATGGGTCCATCAGGACCGCGAATGGATTCAGGATGCGCTCGATGCGCAGCTCCTGGTTGAAGGTCTTGTTCCCGCAATAGCGGGTGACTACTTTGAAATACCCGAATCCGCCCTTGGTCGATTGGTCGAGCGACGTTTCGTAAACCTGATCGGCCTTTGACGCATATTCGATATGCCGGATCATGCCTTCGATCACGCGGGCGGTGTCCGCATCGCCGGACGAATCGACGGGCAGCGCCTCGAGGTCCGGCTTATTCATGCGCGCCTGGTTCGCGACCTGGTTGATGGGTCCGGTGAGTTTGTTGAAGGTCAGGCAGGGCCGCCTGATCCCCTGCCCCATCGCATTGCGCTGCTGGACGTCGGCATTGTCCCACTGGTTGCCGGCGGCGAACTCGAGATCGATCTTCGCCTCACGTCGAATCTCGCGCTCGGCCTCTTCGGCGAGCTTGTACCGCTCGCGGGCCGTCGCGATGAGGTCTTTGTCGGCTTTACTCGGCATCCCCGTTCTTCATGAGTTCGCCCAAGGTGCGGCGCCGCGGCTTGCCCGCAGTGTGCAGCGCGATCGCCACGGCCTGCTTAGGCTCACGATTTTCCTTGATTAATTTCCTGATATTCGAACTCACAGTCGCTTGTGACGCGCCCTTTTTCAGAGGCATTGTTTCACCCCTAAGTTAGTGAAGGATAAGGCCAGTAACTGTACTCTTGGATATGACCAAACCTTGTGAGCGATGTGGGAAAACATTCCGCTTTAAGCCTTATCAACTTGAGACGGCTCGGTTTTGCTCCAATCAATGCACATGGCATTGGCATAGCGAACATAACCGGAAAGAGATCACTTGCCGGATTTGCGCAGCAAAGTTTAAGGTGATAGCTTGCCGCGAGAAAACGGCGAAATATTGTTCGCGCAAGTGCTACTACAAAGCCCAGCATTTGAAGGGCTCGGTGACAGTCAAGTGCCGCCACTGCTCGAAAGCTTTCCTTGCTTCGCCATCCGAACGGCGCATCTATTGCAGCCGCCGTTGCATAAATAAAGAGACCCGCAAAACCTGGAAGGCCAGTTTTGGTACTGCGCGAAAAGCGCTGCGCAATCGGGGCCACCTTGAAAAGTGCGCCCGGTGTGGCTTCGCTAATGAACCTAGGATCCTTGGTGTGCACCACAGAGATCGAAATCCCCACAACAACGCCTTCGAGAATCTCGAAGTCCTTTGCCCTACTTGCCATTCGCTTGAACATCTGAAACACATCCCTCAGGGGTTTCGCCAATAGGGGCACGAACCGCAGCGATTTCCTGGCGGATATTGGCGCTGATCACCTTCTGCGATTTGCCCGGTTTCAGCGGCATGATTATGCGGTTCCCTTCCGTTGCATTTCGTTGCAGACCGTTGCATGCAGACTGTCCTGTTTTCGCAACAGTTCACCCCATCCACGATCCGCCGGCGTACCCGCGCACCCGCTCGGGTTCCGCGGCCGGGGCGACGGGCGGCACGAAGGCCGCGAACGTCAGCGCCAGCGCATCCGCGTAATCCGGGCTCGCGATGCCGCGCTTGACCATGTCCTGCTTGCTCTCGAGCACCAACTGCTCGCTCTTGTTTAGGTGGTATCCCGGCCCGGTGAGATCCGTCTCGAGGATGTTGTCCGCGGGAATCGCGCCTTTCAGGAGCCATTCCTTCATCCGAGACCACATGTAGGCGCGCATGTTCGCCTGGTGGCGGTCATGGCTCGGCGCGCCGAAGTTCACCTCCACCACGTTCTCATAGCCCATCTGGCGCAGCCGCTCGACGTAAGGCGCGCCGAAGGCAGAGTCCACGAACATCATCGCCACCCGCCGGCCGGGCCGCTTATCGCTCAAAATCTCCGTCAGCTTCGCCAGCATGACCGAGCGGTCGCGCGTGTCCTCGCCCGAGATCCGGACGGCCGGGATCGTCCTCGCGTCCAGGCCGCGCCGGAAGGCGATCACG